GACAAACCTAAGGAGCTGCTTGCGGCGTTCGGAGTAACCGTTCGAAAAATGCCTTCCGTTTGTTTGAGATGACAGCTTAGTCGTATCAATTTTACCATTAATAATCATGATGTCAACCAATAAATCTTATACAAAAACCCTGAAAAATAAACAAAAACAAAATAAAAATAGTGCTCCAAAAAGATCCTGGAAAATTAAAATTGAACCGGACAATAAGTCCGAAGAAGTCACTAATAGTGACTTATTACCCGATACACAACCTGCGCTTCAAAGAGAATTCGGCTATATCAAAGCCACTCCAGAAGTTCGGGCACTTATAACCGATAGTATTGACGATAGCAACGCCCAAATCCTTGCGGACTTGGACGTTGCTCGGCAAGTCTTACCAGAGGTTGCTGAATTTGAAGAGAGACATATTCTAGCCCCAGCCGTAGTAACTCCGGCAGCCTTTGATGAGGAGGCGGCGCTATTGAATTTCAGAAACAGCTGCAAACATAAATTGTTTGTGAGTTATGGTCCCTTAAAAGGAGAGAAAAATTTGAGAGCTAACAGCACGTTTTGGGCCCATTCATTGGGCATAACGAAAAATGTAGTTGATTGGCCAGATAAGTTGTCACTTATCATCCAGGAGGAGAGTTTCGCATATCAGGAACCAAGACCCACGTTTCAGCAGATGTTGGCGCGGTTCACTTTTAATGCCCTCTCCTATTTTTCTCCAAGCCAGTACAGTTATACGGCGATATCCAGAGTCCTGCGTTTCGGCGTTTTGGCTGGCGCCGTTGTTTTGAGTGCTATTGCGGTGAATTCGTATCGCAAGCCCAGGACCGCTACTGGAATCCTCTTTGCTGCATTGCTGTCATATCCCTATATGCGTCCAAAAAGTGTTACTAGAAAGGCGCAGTTGTTCGACTCGTGTGTGGGCCGACTAGGCGATTTTTCGAAATCTGACGGTAAGTTTGTTTACAAACTTGAAATGCATAAGTGTACCAAGAAACCGTTGTTTCTTGGTTTCAGTTTCTTAGATCCACGATTTATAAATGTTGGACGTGGTTGCTCTTGTAATGAGAGCGTAGCAGTTGCCGAGAGGCAGTGCACTAAGACCATAGAAACCACCGCTGATAGAGGCGTTTTATGGGAACGAGCGAGCGCAGCTCTAAAAAAACGCTTCACCTTTCCGAAATATGACTGCTCATTTACCACTCAAGAGCTACGGGAAAAATTTTATGCTGCGTACCCAGAAGGGAGACGGAAGGTGTTACAGGCGGCAGCAGCTGCCTTGGATGTCGGTAATGATTATGATGCCGACTCCAAAATATTTGTCAAGCGGGAAGTGATAGCCGGGAAATCCTTACAGGACTTCCAACCGCGTGCTATTAGTGCTAAATCTGACATGTATCTCATGCGAACTGGACCACAATACAAAGAGTGGTGGAACCAAGTTGTAGATACGAAATTCCCCACTGTTCTAAAATCACTAGAAAGCAGGTTTATCTATACAGGGAAGATGACTGGCGATGAAGTGGGATTACTAGTGACTTTTATGGAACGAAACGGATATTATCCAACGGAAATGGATTGCTCTAGATTCGACGGGCATGTTGAAGTGGAAGCCCTAGAGGCTGAATTCAACCTGTACGACGATGTTCTGCCGTCTCATCTTGTCAAAGATTTGAGACTACAGTTGAAAACGAAGGGAAAGAGCATGACAGGAGCCGTTAAGTTTTCTTTTGCCGGGAAACGTGCAAGTGGTGTTATAAATACAAGTGCTGGAAACACCATTAGCGCATGGATGATGATGGCTTTATACTTTGAGAATGAGGGTATTGACGACTTTTATGTGTTGCAGATTGGTGATGACAATTTGACATTCACTAAGAAAAGACTAAATGAACAATCCCTAGTGTCTCTTTTTTCTGACCTGGGCCATAAGCTCAAGGTCATTGCACGAGATCGCACAGAGTATGACCATCTGGAATACTGTTCTGGACGTTTTTGGCGCGTTGGCAGCCAAAGGGTCCTTCAGGCAAAGTTTGGTAAAATGTTGGCTAAGACTTTCATTAGCGTGAAACCTATAGCCGACCAAGATTTGCTGCCGTACTGCAAGGCTATAGTAAGAGGCCTATTCTACTACAAGGATTTTCCCGGTATGGGACCTTTAATTAGGGGTCTCGGGCTGGAAGATAGTTCATTTAAGAGCCGAGATATGGACAATCCTCATGCAATTCAGTTGAGAATTGCAATAGATGTAGATCGCAGTGAAATGGCTGAACAGTTTCAAAATGTGTATGGTATTTGTTTAGACGACTTTGAAGAAGAACTGTCATCGTTCGACTTCTCTGTCATGGGAGTGATACACAGCAGTCCACTCGTCGACGCCGTAATGCGCGCCGATGGGTGTCTGCCTCCCCTTTAGGGCGTGG